TCTCCCGATCTCGCCGCAGCAGTCGAAAGGAAACGGACATGCCAGCCATTGTTACAGCAAGTCAATTGCGCACGGTGCTTGGCGTGTCCGTTTCACTTTACAGCGACAGTTATTTAGACGAGATCATTAACACCAGCGAGGACGTCATTTTGCCAATGCTGGTTGCAAATGTTTCAGGCGTTGATGCTTACAAGCTAGAAAACAACGTGGCAACATTTTTTACAATCCGTGAGCATTATTTTGTAGCTGGTCAATCAGTAATCGTGACAGGTTTGCCTGCACCATTTAGCGCGACTTTTACAGTCGTTGACGCCGCGCCTTATTACTTCACAGCTGCACTTACAAATGCAGACGTCACATTGCGTCCAATTGTGCCAAACGGCAAGGCAACATTGTCAGGTTACTCAGCTGCTCAAATTTATGCCAGCACACCAGCAATTGAGTCAGCAATTTTGGCTGTTAGCGTTGAGGTCTTTCAATCACGCGTTGCAGCTGGTGGACAGATCGAGGGCGTGGACTTTGCCAGTTCGCCATACCGCATGGGTCGCAGCTTGACCAACCGCGTCAGCACATTGCTTATGCCTTATTTGGACGCCGAGACAGTGGTTCAATAAATGCCAGCAAACTCAATTGCCGAGACACGTTCAGCTCTAGCAAACGCCTTTAGCGCGCTATCTGCAAACGTGTATCCGAGCGTGCCTGAGTCACCAATACCGCCAGCAATTGTTGTCGTACCTGACAGCCCATACATGGAAGTCGTATTAATTGGCAAGGCAAAAACACAGGTCAAACTTAATTTTGCAATTACAGCCATTGTCGCCAGCAACAGCAATGCTGGGTCACTGGACAATCTAGAAAAGCTCATAATCGGAATTCTTGCGGCAATGCCCGCAGGATACGTCGTAGGCGTAATTGAAAAGCCAACGGTGTTGGAAGTAGGACAGTCTCCAATGCTTGTCGCTGACATAAACGTTTCGACTTATTACACTCAAACAACATAGGGGACAAAATGCCAACGACAATCATAACTGGTCGCGATTTAGTCGTGACCATTGCAACCGTTAACTATGACGCACAGGCGACCAGCGCAACTCTTGCGAACAGCCCAACCGTCGAGACATACCAAACATTGGACGGCAAGGCTTACAAGCACATTGACGACCAGTGGACTTTTGACATTTCAATGCTTGCTGACTGGGGCGCAACAGGTTCACTTTGCGAGGCACTTTGGACAGCATGCGAGACAGCACCAAACACAACATTGGCAGTGTCATTGACAGCTGCTACTGGTGCGGTTTTTGCATTTAACGTCATGCCAGTATTTCCAAGCGTCGGCGGTGCTGCACCAGATGCACAGACCGTTGACCTATCATTTGTAGTGGTGGGAACACCAAGCGAAACCTTTTAATCACTAACAATCGGGAGACAAAATGAAACTACCAATCACAATTGAATACACAAACGGCGATCAGATCACTTACACAGCTGCACCGCCAGAGTGGGTCAAATGGGAGAAGCACACAGGACACACAATTGCTCAGGCACAGGAAAAAATCGGTATTTCCGATTTAGTATTTCTTGCCTATCACGCTATGAAGCGTGAAGCAGCTGGAAAGCCTGTTAAGCCTCTTGACATTTGGACAGAAGGTATTGCTGAGGTAATCGTAGGTGAGGCAAACCCAAAAGCTACGCCGTCGGAAGCCTTAGCAGAATAATTTGGGAGGTAGCTCTGGCGACAGGGCTACACCCAGATGTTTTTGAGACAGCCGAGGACATTTTGACGGTTATTGAAATCTTGGAAAGGCGGGCAAATGGCGACTGACGCGATCAGTTATGACAAGAATGAATTGCGTGCCATTGTCCGTTCTTTCAAAGCAATGGACGATCAAGCAACCGCCCAAGCAAAAGAAGCAACCAGCGAATTGGCAACTTGGGTTCAGGGCAAGATCAAGGCTGCTGCGTCAAGCCGTACCCGAAACCTTCAGGATAACCGCGTCGCTGACGGTTCAAAGGTTTCAAAGTCATCAAAAATTGGTGAGATTTCTTTTGGTTACGCTGGGCAGAAATTAAGCGGCGGTGCGACAACTCAGCAAATTTGGGGCGGTGCCGAATTCGGTTCGAATAAGTACAAGCAATTTCCAGTGTGGTCAGGTCGCGAGGGTCGCGGGTCACGCGGTTGGTTTATCTATCCAACACTTCGAAGCGTTCAGCCCGACATTGTAAAAAAATGGGAAGAATCATTTTCAAAGATCGTTAAGGAGTACAACTAATGGCGGGCAGTCGTACCCTCAAACTTTCCATACTTGGTGACGTTGACAATCTCAACAAATCGCTGAAGACCGCTGGCAAGGACGTCGAAACCTTCGGCGACAAAATGGGCAAGGTCGGCAAAATGGTTGGCGCGGCGTTTGTTGCCGCAGCCGCAGCCGCTGGTGCTTACGCAATCAAAATTGGCGTCGAAGGCGTCAAAGCCGCCATTGAAGATGAAAAGGCGCAGACCCAGTTGGCATTGGCGTTGGAAAACGCTACGGGGGCGACAACCGCCCAAATCAAGGCAACTGAACAATCAATCCTTCAAATGTCATTGGCAACGGGTGTTGCTGACGACGAACTTCGACCAGCACTTGGTCGCCTGGTTAGATCGACGGGCGACATAACAAAGGCGCAGGATTTGTTGGCAATTGCCCTTGACGTATCCACGGCGACGGGTAAGCCGTTGGAATCGGTGGCAGCCGCGTTGAGTAAGGGTTTTGACGGGAACACTGCAGCATTGGGCAAACTGGGCATTGGACTTTCAGCTGCTGAATTAAAGACTATGAATTTCACACAGGTGCAGGGCAAATTGTCAGACCTGTTTGGCGGCGCGGCAGCTCGTAACGCTGACACTTATGCAGGGCGTATTGCTCGCATGCAAATTGCATTTGATGAGGCTAAAGAAACAATTGGGTTTGCGCTATTGCCAATCCTTGAAAAACTTATGGGCTTTATTAACAACAACGCTTTGCCAATCATCAATGCATTTAGCGGTGCGTTTAGCCTTAACGGCAACGGGCTTGGTGGCGTCATCACAACAGTCGGCAACATCATCACTAGCGTATTTACGCCAATTATCAATGGCATGATTAAAGCGTTTGGGTATGTTCGAGATGCAATCGGTGACAATCTTGACACTTTCAAGGAATTTGGCGCATTGATCGCAACCTATGTTGCACCAGTCATAGGCACAGTTTTGGGCGGTGCATTACAGGTAGCAGGCAAAATCGCAGGCGGTGTTATTGACGTCATTGCTGGTGTGGTCAAAATTCTTAACGGCTTAATTTCAGGTGCGGTTGCAGGTATCAACGCTTTGATTTCTGCCTATAACGCAATACCGTTTCTACCAAACGTCAGCAAGATTTCAACACCGACGGTTAGCGTGCCTACAATTAAGACACCAACAGTGCCAACAACAGCGACGACTATTTCAAAAATTTCAGCACCGTCAGGCGGTGGCGCAACGACCACGTCAAGCGGTGGCGGTGTTTCAACAGCTGCAAAAGTGGCTGCAACCGCTGCCGCTGCGACGTCTAGCGGTATTGGTTCATTTGATGCTGGACGTTTCCGTATGGGTGAGGAAAAAGACCGCGTCGGTACAACAATCAATCTGACCGTGACTGGGGCGTTTGATAAGGAAGGCACAGCACGCACAATTGTTGACACATTAAACAACAGCTACTATCGCGGCACAGGCGGCGCAACTAACCTGCAAATAGCATGACCCAGTGGACGCCAGTTTGGCTGGTAGAGATCGACGGCGTTTCATACACAGACGCTGTTTTGGCTAACCTCACAATCAGATCAGGTCGCACAAACATTTACGAGCAGGCACAAGCTGGTTATGTCAATTTGCAATTGCTAGACGTTAATCAGGCGACAATACCTGTCAGCATCAACAGCAGCATTTCAGTGCAGGTGCAGGACACATCAAGCTCATACGTCCCAATCTTTGGTGGCACGGTCGTTGACATTGCCGTTGAGGTGCGCGACGTAGGCAGCACAATGTTCACCCAGACATACAGCATCACAGCACTTGGCGCGTTGTCTCGTTTGCCAAAGGCGTTGACAAATGGCGTGCTGTCTAAAGATTTTGACGGCAATCAAATCTGGACAATTTTGTCAGACCTATTGCTTAATACTTGGGCGGAAGTGCCAGCAGGTTTGACGTGGGCAACGTACGACCCAACGACAACATGGGCAACAGCGGAAAACGTTGGTTTAGGTGAGATCGACCGCCCTGGTGATTATGAGTTAGCTGCTAGGTCTAGTGAGCGCACAGACGTTTATTCTTTGGTATCAAAGCTTGCAACGTCAGGTCTTGGCTACATTTACGAGGACGCATTTGGGCGCATTTCTTACGCTGATGCAACACACCGCAGTTTGTACCTGTCAAACAATGGTTATGTACAGCTGACAGCCAACCAAGCACGCGCAGCTGGTTTGCGCGTTGAAACAAGGGCAGGCGACGTACGCAATAACCTGACTATCCAATACGGTGCAACCAGCAGTGCAGAGCAAAGTGCCAGCGACGCAGACTCGATTTTGCAATACGGCACGTTGTCTCAAATCATTTCGACAACCTTGCACGACTCAGCTGATGCAACCCAGCAAGCCAATTTTTACCTTGCATTGCGCAAAACACCGCAAGCAATCTTTAGTGAGATC